GACGTGCGGCAAGCTCGTCAAGATCCCGAAATACTGGTACAAGTGGACCAAGACGGGCAACCAGATGAAGCTCCAGATTTCCGACGCGGCACAGACGGGCTTCCTCGTCTCCCCTGCCCACGCGGACCGCGGAGACGGCAAGGGCGAGCGCGACTATGTGTATGTGGGCCGCTACCATTGCGCGAGCACCTACAAGAGCACCGGCGGCGTGAAGCCCGCCGCAAACATCACGCGCGCGGCGGCAAGAAGCTCGATCCACGCGCTCGGGAGCGATGTGTGGCAGTACGACTTCGCGATGTACTGGACGATCATGATGCTCTACCTCGTGGAGTACGCCGACTGGAACAGTCAGGCGAAGATCGGCTACGGCTGCGGCAACAATTCGAGCACCGAGAACATGGGCGCGACGGACGCCATGACCTACCACACCGGCACGACGGCCGCAAGCCGCACGACCTATGCGGCGGGCATCCAATACCGCCACATCGAGGGCCTGTGGTCCAACGTGCTCGACTGGTGCGACGGCATCTACTTCTCCGGCGCGAATGTCTACTGCATCAAGAACCCCGCCAGTTTCAGCGACACCTCCGGCGGCACGAACATCGGCACGAGACCGACTTCGGGCGGCTGGATCAGCGCGTGGAGCATCCCGAGCGTTTCCGGCTTCGAGTACGCATTGTACCCGTCGGCGGTCGCAGGCAGCGAGAATACCTACGTCTGCGACTACTGCAACTACTACGCCTCGGGCGTTGTGCTGTATGTCGGCGGCTACTACAACCAGAGCCAGTACTACGGCGCGTTCTACCTCAACGGCAACGACGCCGCCTCGTACGCGATCGCGAGCATCGGGTGCCGTCTCCAAAAACTCCCCTAAAGGGGAGTGCAGAGGGGGCCGCAGCCCCCTTTGCATAAGGCAGTCCGACACAGAACAATATCACAAAAGAGCGAAAGACCGCCGGCGTCAGTCGGCGCCGGCGGTCGAAATTTGGGGCTATCCCGCCAGTAGTCGGTGTTCCTGCTATGGGTATCCGGTCCTGGACGACTACTGCAACTACAACGCCTCGGGCGTTGTGCTGTATGTCGGCGGCAACTACAACCAGAACCAGAACCACGGCGCGTTCTACCTCAACGGCAACAACGCCGCCTCGAACGCGAACGCGAACATCGGGTGCCGTCACCTTGCCAATGGACTCAGGCAGTCCGCTCACTTCTCCGTAAGGCCGTTCCCACGGCTTTGCATAGATGGGCGGGATAGTCGCGCACCTCTTGGTGAAGAACGATGCCGAAGGGACGCGGTTTAGTACATCCGAAAGGACGCTGGAAAGACCGCGAGGCAACAAGGAGAAGGAGAACATATCCCGTGAAACGAGTCAACCATCTATTTGACTATTTAATCAGCGACGAGAACCTCGGCAATGCCATCGACGAGGTGAACGCCACGCACCGCTGGCGGCCGCGGCACCGGCCGGACAAGACCGTGCAGCGGGTAGAAGCGGATCGCGCGGGCAGCATCGAGGCATTGCGCACGATCATCGTGAGCGGCTTTGAGCCGTCACCGGCGCGAAAGAAGCGGCGGTGGGACAAGAGCGCGGGCAAGTGGAGAGACATCTACGAGCCGAAGCTGTGGCCCGACCAGTACATCCATCACGCTCTGGTGCAGGCCTTGCAGCGGCCGATGATGCGCGGCATGGACCCGTATTGCTGCGGGAGCATCCGCGGCAGAGGCATCCACTACGGCGTAAAGGCCATGAAGAAGTGGCACCGAGACGATCCGAAGGGCACGCGCTGGTGCGCGCAGCTGGACATCCGGCACTTCTACGACAGCTTGAAGCCGGAGGTCGTGATGGCACGGCTGCGGCAGCTGGTGAAGGACCACCGCGTTCTGGACCTTGCCGAGCGCGTGATGCACGACGGCGTGATGATCGGCGCGTATTTCAGCCAATGGTTCGCCAACACCACGCTCCAGCCGCTCGACCACGCGCTGCGCGAGCGAGGGCCGGAGGTGACGCACTACCTGCGCTACATGGACAACTTCACGCTGTACGCGCGGAGCAAGCGGCAGCTGGACCGCGCGATCAAAATGATCGAGGACTGGCTGAAAGCGCATGACCTGACGATCAAGGACGACTGGCAGAAGTTCCGCACGGCGGACCGGATGCCGACCGCGCTCGGCTATCGCTTCGGGAGAGGCTACACCTACCTGCGCAAGCGCAACCTGTTCCGCATGACGCGACAGCTGCACAGCCTGCGGCGGAAGCTCGCACGCGGGACGCGGATCCCCGTATCGCTCGCGTTCGGGCTATTGTCCCGCCTGGGACAGCTCAAGCATTGCAGCAGCGTACACCTCTACCGAAGGCTCGTGCGTAAGGGGACACAGAAAATGATGAAGCAAGTCGTAAGAGAGTACATGAGAAAGGAGCGTCGAAGATGGAATATATCTTTGGCACAGACCGCCTGAACGGCGTGGAGGTGGAAAACCTCAAGACCGCGGGCGACGCACACAGCGATCTTGAAGGCTACGTCGAGGTGCGCAGGGTGTACGACGACAGCGTGATCTGCGACCGGTTCCGCATCGTCGAGAAATACCGGTCGATGGAGAACGAGGAGAAGAAATTCGACCTCTACCACATCACGGACCACTACCGCTACACCGAGATCACGCAGAAGATGCGTGAAGAAATGGCACAGACGCGAGAGGCCAGCGAGATCGCCTTCGTGGCGATAGCGGAGAAGGGAGACCTGGACGACGCCACAGCCGGCGAGCACATGGCGCTGTTTCCGGAGTGGACCTATCCCACCGCCTACAAGACGGGGCAGTACCGCACATTTAAGGGAAAGCTATACCGCTGCCTGCAGGACCATACCTCACAGGCGAGCTGGGAGCCGAGCTACACCACCTCTTTGTGGGTAAAGGCGAGCGATCCGAGCGAGGAGTGGCCCGCGTGGAGCCAGCCGCTCGGCGCGCACGATTCCTACGCGAAGGGTGCGAAGGTGACGCACAACGGCAAGAAGTGGACGAGCGACGTGGACGGCAACGTGTGGGAGCCTGGGGTGAGCCAATGGACGGAGGTGACGGCATGAGTGGCGAGCTGATCTCTGCCGCAGCCGTCGTGATCGTGGCCCTGATCGAGGCCGCGGCGGCCCGAGAGCGAAAGAAGGACAAGAAGGAGCGCGAGAAGCTCAGCGAACAGCAGAAGGGGCAGGAGAAGCTGCTGCTGTGCCTGATCGAGGGGACCTGGGCGGCGGTCGCATTGGCCGAGGCCACAGCAAGAGCGGTGCAGCGCATCCCCGACGCCCATTGCAACGGCGATATGCACGCGGCGCTCGATTATGCCGCGGGCGTGAAGCACAAGCAGAAGGAATTTCTGGCGAAGCAGGGCGTCCACGCCATTCTGGACACATGAAGCGGCGGCGGAAGATCCCGCACCTGTTCGCAAAGCTGGTGGTGATCTGGTGCATTGCCTTTGCGAGCGGCGCGAGCTACTATGCGCTGCGCATCCTCTCTCGCACAGGGAATGACGCGGCGGGCCTTTTGGCGGTGATCCTCGGCTTTTTCGGCGGGGAATTACTCTTCCTATGCCTGCGCACGGTTTTGAAGGAACGAACGACACGAAAGGACGCAGAGGCGTCCGGAAAGGAAACAGACGATGGAAATTCTTTATAAAAGACTGGCAAATCTCCTGAGCGTCAAGAGTCTTGTGACGCTTGCCCTCACGGTGACATTCTGCGTGCTGACGGTGCAGAACGCGATCCCCGACAACTTCCTCAACATCTACACCATGATTATCACGTTCTATTTCGTCAAGCAGCTCAATGCGGAGGGCAAGGATGGAAATTAAGCAGCTGCACGCCAACGCAGGGAATTATGGCCCTGCACGGAACGCACGGGCCATCAAGTACATTGTCATTCACTACACGGGCAACGACGGCGATACCGCGGAGAACAACGCCAGGTATTACGCCTCGACCGTGGTGAAAAGCAGCGCGCACTACTTCGTGGACGCGAACAGCATCTACCAAAGCGTGCCTGACTTGCATACTGCCTGGGCGGTCGGCGGCAGAAAGTACCCATCCTGCCCGCAGACGGGCGGCGGGACGCTCTACAACATCTGCCGGAACACGAACAGCATCAGCATCGAGCTGTGCGACGCGAAGCGCGACGGGACGTATGCGCCCGCGCCGGAGACCGTCACGGCGGCTCTGAAGCTGACGCGCTCTCTGATGGCGAAGTACAACGTCCCCCAAAAGAACGTGATCCGCCACTTCGACGTGACCGGCAAGCTCTGCCCTGCCTATTGGGCAGGAAGAGAGAACGAGGCGAAGTGGAAGGCGGAGTTCTGGAACCGGCTCAACGAGCCAAGTGAGGAAACGGAGGAAGAGGAAATGCGATACAACACCATGCAGGAGATCCGCGAGAAGGCCCCGTGGGCGGCCGATACCGTCCTGAAGCTGATCGCCAAGGGAGCCATCCGCGGCGGCGGGGCGAAGGACGCGAACGGCTTTCCTGCCGACATGGACCTCTCGGCGGATATGCTGCGCATGATGGTATTCAACGACCGCGCAGGAGCCTACGGCGCATAAACGAAAGGGCCGGCCATCGGCCGGTCCTTTTTCTCAGGAAAGGGGGAAAGCAAATGCCTTCCAACTGGCTCTACATCGACACGAATTTCCCGGCTTTCACGGGCGAAGAGTCGATGGAGGAAAAGGTCACAAGCATCCAGGACTATATGTACCTGCTGGTCGAGCAGCTGCGCTATACACTGCACAACCTCGATCTCGGGAACATGAACAAGACGGCGAAGGAGCGGTGGGAAAGCGCCATCACCGAGCCGATCTACGCGAAGATCGAGGACGATGAGGAGCGCATCCTTCAGCTCGCCATCGACGCCGGCGCTCTGGCGCTGCGCATCAGCGACAGCGAGGGCAACATCACACAGCTGCAAGCCACAGCAGAGGGCCTTCAGACGAGGGTATCGGACAACGAGGGGAACATCAGCACGCTCCAGCAGACCGCGCAGGGATTGGCGACCGCGATAGCGGACCAGAGCGGGAGCATCTCGACGCTCCAGCAGACAGCCTCCTCCCTCTCGACGCGCATCTCGAACACGGACGGGCGGGTGACGACGCTCCAGCAGACCGTGAACGGCTTTTCGCTGCGGGCGAGCAACGACGGCGAGGACTCGACGATCTCGCTCATGAGCAACGGCGTCGTCGTGTCCAGCGCGAACATCTGGTTCTCGGGCCTTGTGGCCTTCACCGACCTGGAGAGGTCGAACCGCTACACGATCATCAACGCGGACAACATCACGACCGGCACGATCCGCGCGAACCTTGTGGATGTATCCAACTGCTTCACGCTCACCTCCGGCGGCAGGAGCTACGGCTATATGGGGTGCGGCTACGGCAGCGACGGCGTGAGCATGACCTACGGCGCGATCCTGTCGGGCAGCAACGAGGACTATTATTTCATCGCCACGAACGCCGGCGCGCGTATGACCGGCGACGGCGCGAGCATCTGGTGCTCCGGCGGCTGCTATGCGACGGAGGAGCTGACCGTGCGCTCGGACCGGCGGGCGAAGAAGGACATCGACTACGACATGAGCCGATACGAGGATTTCTTCCGCGCTTTGAAGCCGTGCTCGTTCCGCATGAGGGACGGCAGGAGCGGGCGACTGCACACCGGCTACATCGCGCAGGAGGTCGAGGAGGCGCTGGGCGAAGCGGGCCTCACCAACGGGGACTTTGCGGGCCTTGTAATCAATCCGGAGACGGACGCCTTCGAGTACGGCCTGCGCTACGCCGACTTCTCGGCGCTGCACACCTACATGATCCAACGGCTTGAAGAGCGCGTGCGCGCTCTGGAAAGGAGCAGAACATGAAACTCATTGAAGCAGTCAACGCCAACCTTGCCGCGCAGGAAATGAGCCAGCAGCGGCTCCCCTACGACCTCGCGCTGGCCGTGGTGAAGGTCAAGCGGGCCACGGCGGACGAGACGGACTTCTTTCTGCGCGAGGAGCGCGCTCTGGTGGAGGAATACGCGGATACGGACGAGAACGGCAACATCCGCATGACCGGCAACGGGCGTTTTGCACTCCGGGGAAGCGCGCAGGAATACGAAAAAAAGCGCAAGGCGCTCGCGGACACGGAGACGAAGATCGACTTCACGCCTATCGAGGTAACGGCGCCGGCGGAGATCAAGCCCGCGCTGATCGAGGCGCTGGACGGCTTCCTCGCCTTTCGGGAGGAGGGAGCGAAATGAAGCTGCCGAGCATCGTCTATCAGGACGGCATCCGAAAGGGCACGCAGGTCAAGTTCGGCGGGCTGAATCACAACCTCGGCGCCGGTGACGGCGAGCTGTGGGACATGAGGAACCTGACGAGCGACTACTATCCCCTGCTTGCCAGCCGAGGCAGGCGGCGGCTGTTCCGGACGCTCACGAAGGGCAACGGTCTTTTCTCGTGGGACGCCTTAGCCTGGGCGGACGGGACGAAGTTCTTCTACGGCGGCATCGAGCGCGGGAGCGTGGAGGACAGCGAAAAGACTTTCTGCGCCCTCGGCGCCTATCTCATTATCCTGCCGGACAAGAAATACTACAACACGCTCACGGGCGAGTTCGGCTCGCTGGAGAGCGAGTGGGCGGGGACAAGCCTGACCTTCACAAACGGAAAACTCTTTGAGGAGGAGGCGGATGCGAACACGATCCAATGCGCGGGCGTGGACTGGTCGGCCTACTTCAAGGCCGGCGACGCCGTGACGATCTCCGGCTGCACGAAGCACACGGAGAACAACAAGACGCCGGTGATCCGCGAGATCGACGGCGACAAGATGTACTTCTACGAATACGCCTTCACGCTCGACGGGGACAAGGGCGAGACGCCCTACACCGAGAGCGGAAACATGACGGTTCGGCGCACGGTTCCTATGCTACGCTATATTTGCGAAAACGAAAATCGGCTGTGGGGCTGCGACGATACCACCATTTACGCCTCAAAGCTGGGCGATCCGTTCAACTGGAACGTGTATGAGGGGCTGGATACGGACAGCTACGCGGTGGATACCGGCAGCGCGGGAAAGTTTACCGGCTGCGTCTCCTTCCTCGGCTACCCGATCTTCTTCAAGGAGGACCACATCTACAAGGTCTACGGCTCGCTCCCGAGCAATTTTGAGATCATGGGGAGCGCAACACTTGGCGTAGCGGACGGAAGCGGCAGGAGCCTCGCCATTGCGGGCGAGACGCTCTTCTACCTCTCGCGCGCGGGCATCATGGTCTACTCCGGCGGCATCCCGCAGCCAATCGGATCGGCCTTCGGCATGGACCGCTTCAAAAACGCTGTCGGCGGCAGCGACGGGCTGAAATACTACGTCAGCATGACGGGGCCGGACGGCGAACTGCTGTACGTCTACGATACGCAGAAGGGCCTGTGGCACACCGAGGACGCGACCAAGGCACGATACTTTGCACGCTTCGGCGGGAACCTCTTCCTGCTCAACGGCCAGGGCGAGGTGTGGATCGCGGGCAACGTGCAGAACGCGCCGGAATCCACCGAGGAGGAAACCGTCGCATGGAGCGCCGAGTTCGGGGACTTCACAGAAAACGATCCGAACAAGAAGGGCGTAAGCAAGCTCCAGCTGCGCATGGAGCTGGAGGAAGGTGCCGAGGTGCAGGTGTACCTCAAGTTCGACGGCGGCGAATGGCTGAAGGTGGACGAAAAACTCTGCGAGGCGAAAAAGCGCAGCTACTACCTGCCCATCGTGCCGCGAAGGGGCGACCACTACCGGCTGAAGCTGGAGGGCAAGGGCACCTTCCGGCTCTACTCCCTGACGCGGGAGTATTACAGCGGATCGGAATTAAAATCCACACAAGGGAGGAATTAAGCGATGGCATACACCTACGACGACTTCGTGAAAGCGGCGAATCAGTCGGGCCTGATGGGGCAGTTCTCGCAGGACGACCTCAATCTGGCGCAGAAGTATCCGGAGTTCGGGCTGAGCGTGCTGAGTCTGAAGAAGGACTACAACAACGCCGCGACCGCGGAGCAGCGGCTTCTCGCCAATCAGGCGGCGAACGAGCTGCGCAAGAGCTACGGCAATTATTCCGGCGGAGCGGACGGCGGCAGCTTCCGCCTGGAGAGCAAGCTGAACCGGCGGGCGGACGACCTGCTCGGGCAGATCGGCAGCTTCGGCTCGTTCTCTTACGACGAGGCGCCGACCTACGAGAACGCCTTCGCGCAGCAGCAGAAGGATCTGCTGGACCGCATCCTGAACCGCGAGGACTTCTCGTGGAGCAAGGAGACGGACCCGCAATGGAGCAGCTACAAGAAGAGCTATCTGCGTGAGGGCGACCGCGCCACGGCGAACGCGCTGGCACAGGCGAGCGCCGCAAGCGGCGGCCGGCCAAGCTCCTATGCCGTGAACGCGGCTACACAGGCCGGAGATTATTACGCAACCAAGCTGAACGACGTGATCCCGACACTCTACCAGCAGGCCTACGAGCGCTACCTGGACGAGTACAACATGAAGCTGAAGGACCTGAACACGGTCAATCAGCAGGAGCAGCTGGACTATGCCAAGTACCTCGACCGCCTCGGCCAGTTCAACACCGACCGCGGCTTCGCCTATCAGAATTACGCGGACGATTACGACCGGCTGCGCAGCCAGCTCGCCGACGTGCAGGGGCAGGACCAGATCGACTATGCGCGCTATCTTGACGAGGTATCCAGACAGCAGACCGCGCAGGACTCCATCCGCTCACAGGTGGACGCCATTCTCGCGGCGGGCGGCTCGCCCTCGGCGAACCTTGTGAGCGAGAGCGGATACAGCAGCGAGTACGTCAAGGCTCTGGAGGACGCCTACCGCAAGCAGGAGGCCGAGAAGGCAGCAAAGAAGAGCGGAAGCGGCGGCGGGGGCACCATGAGTCTGACGACCGCGAAGGCAATGGCAAAAGAGGGCCAGTTCACCGACACGGTGCTCAATACGCTGCGCAAGGCGGGCTTCACGGACGACTACATCGCGCAGGTGTACGGCTACACCGGCTTCGGGACCGGCCGCGACAAGCTGGGCTACGACGAGGACGAGGGCATCTTCACCTGGAACGGCAGGCGCTACAACTCGCCGGAGGCGCTGGCGGAGGACCTCGACAGAGCGAACCTCACGGATGCAGAAAAGGCTACCATCTCAAGGAGACTCAAAGCGAGCGGCTTCAACATCACGTTCTAACGAGGTGACAATATGGCTATCAAGATCACAAAAAACGGGACCGCAGGCGCACAGGATCGTGCGCCTGCGGCGAAAACCTATCAAGAGGGATCGTCTCAGGGGAAAGCATCCGGCAGAATCAAGATCACGAAGATCGAGCGGCCGCAGACTGCCGCGAAGCAGAAGTGGACCGTTGGGAACATCGGGCAGTACGGAGCGGGGAACATTGACCTCTACGACCGCCCGCAGTACCGCAATGCGAACGGGAGCATTTCAACGGTTGACAGCACGAGCTACAACATCGACGGGCAGGAGGTGCTGCTGCCGACCGTGTGGAACCGGAACGGTACGCCATACCACAGCAGCAACGACGAGGAGATCCTGCAACGCTATCGGGACACGGGAGAATATCTCGGCAAATTCTCCACGGTGGAGGAGGCGAACGATTACGCCGAAAAGCTCCACCTGGAGCAACAGGAGCGATATCCCTCTTCCTCCCTGCCGGCGGAGCGCGGAAGCAAGCACAAGAGCGGCAAGGAGATCTCGCAGAGCATCGTGCGCAACGAGGACGCGGCAAAGCGTATCGGTGCGACGGTGCGCGCGACGGCGCAGAACCTCGGTGCAAACGCCTCCGGCTTCCTCGCGGCGCTCGTGGCGGCCGCGGAGGAAATGGACAAGGAATACCGTGACGCGAAGGAGAAGGCAGGCGTCACCACGCACGCCGACGAAATGAACCCATACCCCAAGACAAACGAGGAGATCACGCGCGGCAACCGCGCAGGCATCGACCTGCTCGAAGGGATCGCCGACACGCAGCGCGCCAAGGCAGCACAGAACATCCGGACGGCAAAGGAAGGGCTGGGGACGGCGGGAAAGGTTGGCATCGACGCCTTCCAGATCGGCATGAACCTCGCGGGCATCGTGGGCGCAAACGCTATTCTGCCCGGGCTGGGGACGGCGGCGCTCGGCGTATCCTCCGGCGGCGCGATGGCGAACGACTACCGGCAGGCGCAGGGGGAAAACTATAATCCCCTCGCGGGCGCGGGGCTGGCAATCGGCGGCGCGGCAAGCGTTGGCGTCGGCGGCGCGGCGGCCAAGGGCGCGATCCGCTACGGCGGGGCATTGCTGAACAAGCTCGGTCTCGGCAACAGCGCCATCGCGCAGAATGTGCTGGGCGCTTTGAGCGACATCGCCTTCGCCGGCGGCATGAGCGCTACGAACGAATATGCAAAAGCTGCCGCTTATGGCGACAGCTATGAGGACGTTGCTATTTCGGGAGAAGAGCTTGCAAAGGATATGCTCTTCCAGGCGGCGGTCGGCTTCTTCTGCCGGACGCTCGCCTCCTCACTCGGCGGAAAAGCCGAGGGCGCGACGGCGCAGAAGGCACAGCGCGAATACTTCAAAGACATTGACAACCTCGATGACCTGACGAAAGCCTTCAAGCAGTACGGCAGGCAGTACCATCCGGACCGCTTTGCCACAGCGGACGCCGCGACGCAGCGGGAGATGAACGACCTGTTTGCCAAAATCAGCGCGGAGTATAACGCCGTCAAGGCGGAGCTGGCCGTGGAGACGGCCGGCAGAGCCGCAAAGGCATACAGCGAGCAGCGGACCGCCAAGACGCCGGAAGCCGCGCAGAAGGCGCAGGCGACCGTCAAGGACGAGATCGCTGTCATGCGGAGCCTCGTGGAAAGCGGTGCCATCCAAGCGAAGGAGGCCGTCGAGGCCGTGCAGATCCTCGACGCATTGGCGGGCGAGCAGACCGTGGGCAAGCCAGAGAATCCCACGGCGGATACCGCACCGGAGCGGGCTGCCGGCACATCAGAAAGTGCACCGATGCCGACCTCGGAAGAGATCGGCAATCAACAGGCGGCACAAAACAGCTCCCCTGCGCAGGGCGCCGATCATAGCCGCCAACGAGTAGGCGGAACGGTCGCCCCTCTGGGCGTTTCAGCCACGCAGGAGAGCAGAGTTAGTATAACGCCCGTCGGCGGAAAAAGCAAGAGCGATCCGCTGACACAGGGCAAGCGCGTGAGCCTTCTGCAATACGCCAACGAGGGCAACGCGGCGGAGATCTCCGAACGGCTCAACCGCGGCGAGCTTGCGGTCGATGCAAACGGGGACCTCTACCGGCCAAAAGCGGAGGAGCACATCGACCAAAGAGACAGCAATACGGTCGGCGAGCGCCGGATCAAGGCGTTCCAGTTCGACCATCCGGAGGTCCACTCTTTCTACAAAGAGGCCGCGGCCAATCTGATGGAGGAGCTGAATTACGCGGAAAAGGGCGGCGGAATCGTCAAGCTCAAAGAGCACGGTGCCGGAGACGACCAGTACATCCGCATGAAGCGGTCGGCAAGCGAGCGCATCGCAAAGCTGCTCGACGACGAGGACATCAGTTACGCGGACATCGAGCGGTCGATCTCTGCCATCATCAACGACAAGGGACAGGAGAATTTTGCCGCGGCGAAGCGCGTGGAGCTGATGCTGGACAATATGCTCTCGAACGGCTACCGCGACGTCCACGGCGGATACCATGAGCCGAACGCGGACTATCTGGAAGCCAAACAGTCGATCCCTGGTGCTTCGGAAACGGCGGCAACCCATGAGGAGCTGCCGCTGTGGGACATCGAAGAAAAGAATGGAGGAGCAACGCATGGTACAGAAATTAAGCCTGCCGAGCCTGCCGAAGAAGGCGGTGCCGATGCCGTGGGAGCGCAAAGCGATCTACACGGTGGAGACGGAGGACGGAGACCTTATGGCGATGGGGCCGGAGGAGCTGCGCAATTACGCCAACAGCCAAAGAGCGGGAGCATCGAGCGACTACACGAAAACGTCCGAAGAAATCGCGCAAGAACAAGCGGCGAACGCAGCAAGGAAAACGGAGCGCTGATTCAAGCACGACAGGACGCGGCGGCGCTTGAGCCGCTCGTCAGCTCGGCGGAGGTCGGCGTCTCGCTGGGAACCGACACGAAAATGCTGCACATCCTGCCGAGGAACGCATGGGACCAAGAGCTGCTGGATGTTGAGGCTGCCGCAAAGCAGGCCGGCATCAGCGAGGTCGTCATGGTGACGGGCCTGCTGCAAGTCAACGGCGGCGGCTCGCCGGTCAGCATCACAGGCGTCGCGGAGCGGGAAACGAACCGGATCGTCATGCGCGTGGACAGCCGAAAGAAAACCGCTTCGGAGCTGGGGCTGCATGAGATCGCACATTTTCGCTCAACGAGGGAAAATGTGGAAGCCTTTGCCGCGGCGGTGCAGGACTCGGGCGACGGCTGGCGCGATACCCTTGAGGAATACCGCGAAAGGTACAAAGGTGCCGCGAACAATTACGAAGGCATGACGCCGGAGGACGCAGACCTCTATGTGTGGGAAGAGATCATGGGCGATGCCTACGCCGGAATCGACTGCTTCGGCCAGACGGCGAGCCAGTACCACACGGAAGCTGTGCGCGCCATCGACGGCGGGAGCGGCGCGACCCCCGCGCAGGAGGCGCAAAGGACCTCCTCCGCCATCCAGAAGGAGACCTCGGCGGCATCGGACCGGAAAACAGGGCCTCCGGCGCGCTTCAGCTATGCCGGAAAGAACGCCAACGGCGCGAACCTCGATAGCCTGCGGGAAGCGCAGGAAATGCAAGCGGCGGGTGCCGATATGGAGAGTATCCGCAAGGCGACCGGCTGGCACGAGGGAATGGACGGAAAATGGCGCTGGGAGATCGACGATTCCAAGATGGAATACCACCGCGCAGGAGACGCGCTTTTCGGTCGGAACCATCCGGAGTATGCCGAGCAGCAACGACTGGAGCAGAAGATGCTCTACGGCGAGATGACGGACACAGAGCAGGCAAGGCTGCGCGCCCTGACCGAGACCTGGGGACGCGAGCGGAGCCGGCTGAGCGAGCGCGTGGAGCGCGGGAACGCGAGACTGGAAGATGTTCTCGACCATGAAGAGCTGTTCCGCGCCTATCCGCAGCTGCGTCATGTGCGAGTCGTATTCGACGAGACGCCGAAGGGCGTGCTGGGGAGCTTCAGCGCCGAGGGAAATCAAATCACCATCAGCGAGGAGCTGCGCGACGCGCCGCAGGACGTACTGATCCACGAGATCCAGCACGCGATCCAGAACGCCGAGGGCTTTGCCAAGGGCAGCAACCGGCAATACTGGGAGGAGAAGCTGACAAACGGCGACGAGATCCAGTCGAAGGGCTTTCAGGAAGCACGCGAGAAGCTGATCCAGTTTCAGCTCGACGAGGCGAACGAAGAGGTCCTCGCCCTGCGGGACCAGCTGGAAAAGGCTGGAGAGCTGGACGACGGATTCCGCGAGTATGACCGGATATGGGAGGAAGCGGAACGCCGCGGCCTCGACAAGAAGATCAACGAATACTATGATCTGCGCGAGAATTATTACGACCAGCTGCACAAGCCGCAGAGGAGCGTGCCGAGCGAGCTGTACTACAACACAGCCGGAGAGATCGAGGCCAGAGACGCGGCGAACCGCAGGCCGATGTCCAGCGAGACGCGCAAGCGTATCAAGCCCGACTACGGCAACGGGGACACCGTATTTGCCAACGGCGAGGACAGTTACAGCGTCGGCGAGACCGACGACGGCCGCGCGGTCGCCGTGGTAGACAACGACATTCTCAGCCATATCGACACGAGTACATGGGACAGCGCAAAAAAAGCGCAGGCAAAAGCCGCTGCAAAGACGGCGCTGCTTGCGTTTGAGGATGGTATTCAGGTCAACGGCATCACCTACAAGGTGAACAGGACCTCTCGCAGAGAGTACACACGTTCCGAGGATACCGAAAGACTGGCGCGGCGGACGCCGGATGCGTTCGCGGATAAGATGCGCGCGGCGGATATCGCCGACGACATCATCACCGCCACGACATCGTGGGCGAAGGACGGAAAGCTGAAGCATCCGCGGAGGGACAGCTTTGTTGACTTCGCGCACGGGGACGTGCTGATCCAGGCGGGAGCAAATCAGTATGATGCGGAAACCGTTGTCGGGATCACAGCGGACGGCGAGTATGTGTTCTATGACGTGGTGGACATGACGCCGACGAGCTTCACGACAAAAAAGGAGCCTCCCCCCACCGCCGCAGGCAACAACGCCTCAAGCGATATACAGGAAAGCTCCTCTGGACGTAGTATATCCCGAAGCACAGAAAAAAGCAACAGGGAAATTTCGGGCGTTCAGCCTCTGTCGCTGCCGACGCTGGAGCCGACCACAAAGACAAGATTCAGCCTGGACGAGCCGGTAGAGGAAACGGAAACGCTCGTTGCCATGCACAACATGACCGAGGAGAAGCTGCGGCGCACACTCGACATCGGCGCGTGGCCGTCGCCGTCCATCGCCGTCGTGAAGGCAAAAGAGGGGCACGCCAACTACGGCGAATACTCCGCCGTTTTCCCGCGCGGGACCATTGATCCGCAAGCGGACAGCAAGAACAAGGTCTACGGCGGCGACGCATGGACACCGACGCACGATAACGCCATAGTGGAGCGCGGCGTAAACTACGAGGCGCGGCGGGCGTTCGATGAGAACATCAAGAACCTGTCGAGCCGGTTTGCGGACGGAGTTTTCCAAGGCAGCGGCACGCTGGGCAAGATCGGATTGGAGAATGATACCAGATGGGAGCCGGAAGAGATCGCCGACAAGCTGGCGAACCATCCGGAGGTGCAGGCGGCATTCCTTCAGAGCGAGGGCAAGAGCCTTGAGCCGGTATACCGCGACAAGCAGTTCGACCGTTTCTTCAGCAACGCGACCATCCGGAGATACCTTGACACGGTGGGCGAACAGGAAGTGGCGCGGCTGGCGGTGAAGCTGATGACCGGCGAGCGCCTGACGGCAGAAGAGATGAAACCGGCGGAGCAGGCCATTCGAGATGTCTATGCAGAGGAGCACGCCAATTTCCTGAACCGCAGGCCGGAATCCAAGGAGAAGCGCATCGACTACTACATGAAAAACAACGTGTTCCCTAACCGGGTGGAGGACTTCATCCGGAGCACGCAGGAGTTCTATGAGAGCGGCGCAAGCGCGAGCGAGATCGACAAGGAAGCCACAGCGGCCAAGATGTTTGAATTGATCGCGCCGAGCGGAAGCCGGAGCGATGCGCTGCGCACGGTGAAGGACTGGGTGAAGCCGCAGCTGGAAGGGCTGCTGGGTGAGCGTGGCATCTACAACGGCAAGGACGCCGTGACGGACCGCGGCAGGCGCAGCTTTGCGGAGACGCATTGGGACTACACGGCCGAGAACATCGTGAAGGCAATGAATATGGCCGCGGCCAAGGGCGCAAATGTATACGGCATCACGCCGGAGACGCTGGCGGCGACGGCCACGCAGGAATACAAAACCGTGGACGAGATGCACGCGGACGAGGCAAGACTACGCACGGTAAGCGAGGAGGAGCACGCAAAGGCGCTGCGAGACCTCGGCATCTACCTTGACCGGGTGACGGACGATCTGCTGCGTACCACAAAACACCAGTTCGACAACACCTTCGAGGAAGAGCAGAACCTGAGCCGCATCATTGCAGAGGCGGCCAAAGGCAAGAAGACTGCGGCGGCGGTGAAGGCGGCGTTCCGCAAGGAAGGTTATGCCATATCCGACGGGCACGCCAAGAGCATCCTTGCGCTCATTGACCGCGCAGCCAATATCCCGACGGGGTACTACGAGGCGAAGCCCCAGCGCGTCGTCGGCTTCGATGAAGCGCTTGCCGTTGTCGCGCCGGACAATGCGCCGGCGGACCTGCTGGGCGAGATGCGCAATGCGGGCATGAACGTCGTGGAGTACAAGGCCGGAGACGAAGCGGACCGGCTGGCGAAGGTGAACAGCATCGAGAAGGCGCGCTTCAGCGTGGACGACGAGCAGGACAAGTGGGAGAACACGCGGCTCACTCCGGAACAGAAAGAGCAGCTGGAGCGCGCCCGCGCAAGGGCGCGCGGCGACGCACCGAGGATGCAGGACTTCGACAACGTGGACGATTACTTTGCCGCGATGCGGCAGAGGGCCGAAGCGGAACGAAAGAAGCGGATGCGCAATGTCCCGAAGGAAGAGTTCGAGGGGACGGAAGCCTTGCAGGATCTCGGCATCAAAATCGAGAACAGCGCAGGCCTCTACCAGAACGTCGAGCAGATGATCGAAAACGACAAGGCTGCAAAGAAGATCCAGAGGGAGATCCGGCGGGCTGAAAAGCGGCTGAGCGTTACCCCGAAGGAGAAGAGCTACGCGGCGGGCATCGCTGCCGGCATCTACGACGCCGACGACATCCCGAGCCGGATGAACGCCTCAAAGGTGATGGAGCTTGCGGACTACTACACGGCCGAGCAGGCCATGAAGTCCGACACGATCCCCATGCAGCGGCAGGACATCAGTCAAAACCTGCGTGCGCAGGCGGCGGAGCTGTTCAAGGATACGGGGAACGACACCTTCGAGAAGAAGTATGAAAAAGCCCTGTTCAGCCCGAAGGGCGGCCTCGCATTGTACCACCGCACGCCGCAGCGTAGCATGAGAGCCATCTTCGGCTGGGAACAGGGCCAGAAGATCAACGAGGCGATCTTCGAGCCGGTCTACGTCAACGAGCAGGAACGCAAGCGTTTCGTCAATCGTATGCACGACGAGGTGCGGCGGTTCGAGGATAAGAACGGCAAGCAGACCGCGCTGACGGAGAAAGAGCGCGCATTGACGCAGCTTGTGATCGAGGGCAAGGCCGTCGCAGAGCTGGTCGCGGCTTCGGACATGAAAGAACAGCTCATTCACGCGGCGGAGAACCTGAAGGCCGGCGGCGAAATGGCCGACGTGTCGCAGGAGTTCGGTCTGCACGACAAGGAAGCGCGAGACCTTGCGCGGCGGTATGCCGACTGGCTGCAAACGCAGGAGGACCTGGCAGGAACCGACGTGGACCAGACCAAGGTCGAGCACGCAGTCGAAGCGTATCGGACGTTGTACGACAAGTTCTACAAGGCCATCAACCACTTCCTCGTCGCGCACGGATACGAGCCTATCGGCTTTATCAAGGGGTACGCGCCGCACTTCCAGCCGGAGGCTGAGAGCGGGAAGCTGGAGAAGGCGCTGAAGAGCATCGGCGTGGACCTGGGCGCAGAGGCCGGAAGCCTTCCGGCGAGCATCGCAGGTCTCACGAAAGCCTTCAAGCCGAACAAACGGTACAATCCCTTCTTCCAGCACCGTGCGGGAAAGAGCACGGAATACGACGTGGAGAAAGGCTTTGAGAAGTACGTCGATTATCTCAGCGACGTGCTCTACCACACGGACGACATCATGCGCGTGCGCGCGGCGGTGAAGTATTTCCGAGAGGAATACGGGCCGGACGAGATCAGCGCGGAGATCTCCCGCGCAGAGAGCCTGCGCTTTGCGCCGAAGGAGGCGAAGGAGTCCTTCCTGAAGTCGGCGGGGCTGCTGACGAACACGTCGGACCTGAGCTATGCGGATCTGAGCGCAAAGATGGAGGAATACGTCGAGGGTCTGTTCGACAGCATCAAGAAAACGAGCAAGTACAGCGATTTGACTGTGTGGCTGGACGACTATGCGAATAAGCTGGCCGGAAAGCAGCTCTTCTCCGACCGCGACATGGAGCGCGAGGTCGGCCGCACCTCTCTGAACGTCGGCCGGAAGCTGAACAAGATGTTTGCGCGGGCCAATGTGGCAGGCAACCTCTCCTCTTCGCTGAACCAGACGGCGCAGCTGCCGATGATCGCGGGCGAGATCGGGCCGAAATACGTCATTAAAGCCGTCAACGACATCATCGCCGGAAAGACGAAGGGCGACTTCGCCGACCAGAGCGACTTCCTGACGGAGAAGAACGGCATCGACTATCTCACCAATGACAAGGGCAGCAAGATCACCTCGGCTCTCTTCTGGCCGCTTGAGCGCATGGATTATCTTATCAGCTCTATCGCGGTGCGCGGAAAGTACCGCAAGGAGCTTGACGCGGGGAGAAGTCCGAAGGAGGCCATGAAGGCGGCGGACCGCTGGGCGCGCGACATCATGGGAACCAGGTCGAAGGGCGCGGCACCGCTCACCTTCCAGTCGAAAAACTTGATCGCGCAGATTGTGAATATGTTCCAGGTCGAGGCTCTCAACAGTTGGGAGCACGTCACGCAGGATCTCTTCGGCCCAGGGCTGAAGGAGGCGGAAGCGAAGCTCGGCAAGGAGGAAGCGGCAAAGCGGCTCGCGGGGATCATCGTCGCGACGCTGCTCGGCGCCTTCCTGCTCAACCGCGTCGCCGAGGAGGGCTACGGCGGAACACCGGCGCAGTTTGATGTGATCGGCCTTCTGGTCGGCTTCCTCGCTTCCGGCAACGGACTGAGCACCAATGAGCAGATCGCGACCTGGATCGACGACGCATGGGAAAACGGGACCGGCGAGCGGCTCTTCGGAACGGACGCCAACGCCGGTAACGACGAGTTCGATGCGGGCGCGGCGACCGAGGACACGCTTTACAATGTCAGCAACGACATCCCGTATCTGCGGAACGCGGCGGGCCTCCTTGGCCTTGGCGACCAGACACTCCCGATGCCGGACATCTACGGCACGGTGACGGGAACGGCAAAGGCCGTGAAAGACAACGGACCGTTCTCGGAAGAAGTCATGCGTCAGCTAATGGGTCTCGCAGGCGACACGCTGCCAGGAGGCCGACAGGCGGAGAAGACCTACCAGGGCATCGAGACGCTTCTGAAGGGCGGTTACTATAAGGGCAGCGGCGAGGACGAAAGGCTGCAATATCCCGTGAGCGAAGACTTTTGGAACGTGGTACAGGCCACAATGTTCGGCCGGAACGCGCTGAGCGAGACCAGAGACTTCTATGCGGCCGGCGGCAAGGGGCTGAGCGCGGCACAGACACGGCTCTACAATCAGCTTGTGGATATGGGCGCAGACAGCGAGACCGTATACGACGCCATTCTGGCATGGAAGAAGATCGACGGCAACGAGGCCCTGAGCAAAGCGGAGCGTGAGACGGCACGCTTTGAGCTGGTGCAGTCCCTTCCGCTCACGAGCGAGGAGCGAGAGCTGCTGCACAACACGCTCTCCGGATCGGATACGAAGTATTCCGCGGCGGACGAGGCGAAAGCACAGGGCATCCCCGTCGGAACCTATCAGAAGTTCCAGGCGGACGCCGCTGCGCTGGAGTCGGACCGAGACAAGGACGGCAACGTGATCCGAAACAGCAAAAAGGAGAAGGTCCTGAAGCTGATCGACTCCCTGCCGCTGAACAAGGCGCAGAAAAACTGGCTCTACCTCAACGAAGGCTATGCCGAGAGCAAGCTGGACGAAACACCCTGGCAATGAGAAAAGACCTGCGGGATTCCGCAGGTCTTTTCTTTACAGAACGGGAAAATCTTTTTGGGGGATCTTGTCGGTTTCGAGGTTTCCGTTGGGAACGGCATACAGCGTCAGCGTCCAGCCGTTCACGCTCTGGTCGTCGGCGTCAAAATCGAAGGTGCCGTCGCATTTGTAGAAGCCGGATTCCTTGCCGAAATAATCTTCGTTGCCGTACCACGTCGTACCGGTGGTGTAGAAAATCTCGTACTCGCCGAGAGGGACGGATATATCGACCTTCTCGCCGGCTAAGATCATAAAGGCCATTTGCCCGTTTGCACGAGCGACGGCATCGAGCGGCTCAAGAACGATGCAGTAGTTTGACGAGTCGGTCGTTTCCACGGTCAAAGGAGCGAGACGCTCGCCGACGGGGTACTTCACGATCTCGCCATTCGAGAAAGATACGGCATCCCCTGGCTCGATCTTCCGAATCGTCACGCCGGTCGTCGAGGGTGCAGGAGCCGTATCCGTCACAGGAGGAGCTTCAGAAACATCCTCGGCGGGAACCGACGGCTTTTGAAGAAGTGATGCGACGGACAGCGCACAGATCAGCACAGAGGCGGCTATTATAACGACCGTGTTCAGGCCTCGGCGGGAGTTTGGCTTCTCGGTGTTCGGCGGAGCTTCAGAGCGACCTGGTTGGTCTGAGGAGGAACCATAGTGCTTTGCCCATGATTCCATAAAATCCCCGCGGACGCTCGCGGGAGCATCGTCTGGCCCGTCCATGAAGTAGTAAGTATTCTTCAACGACTCCTTTTTCTGTTGCCGGTAAGCTGCATCGCAGGCTTCCTTCCAGCTGTAGAAGTCAGCGGCGGAGGAGATCGGCTCGCCGGTGAAGGTGTTCTTCAGGCCGGCAGCGTGGAAAAAGCGGGACCATTCTCCCTCCTGCCTCGTGCGCTCCTCTGCAACACCGGCGAAGCGCCCCTCCTGGTAAGCCGTTTCAACATCTCCCTCCGTCAGCGTGTCGCGCTGCATCGGGAGAAATTTGCCGCAATCGCAGAACAGGCGGGATGCCGGAATAAGTGAGCCGCAGGCAACGCAGGTCTTATACTCCCTCTCCCCTCCGGAGAACACATAACCGCAGTCACACTTGCGCTGAAGATACGGCACGATGCGGTGGCAGTCCGGGCACTCATGAAAACGCTTCACTTTCACGCAATACTCCCCCTTTTCTTCGATTTTATGGGATATTACCATAAGATTACATGAGAGCGGTGATAAAGTCAATCAAGAATATGGCAATATCCCATAAAACGGAGGAGGGCGGCGGTGCATGAAGGCGTTGGATTATGAGGGCAGGAGAAACGTGTCGGGCGAGCGCGTGCGGCAGAAGCGCACAGAGCGGAAGATCACGCAAGCAGAGCTTGCCGCACGGGTCCAATTCGAGGGCGTCGCGCTGGAACAGGACGCGATCAGCCGAATCGAGTCGGGACAGAGGATGGTGCAGGACTATGAGCTGCGCGCCCTTGCCGAAGTGCTGGGCGCGAGCATGGATTGGCTGGCCGGAAAGGAATAAAAACAATGCCGCAGGATAACCTGCGGCATTTTGCATATAAAATTCAGGCTTGACATTCTTCTCTTTGTGCTGTAATACTAAAAGCCCAAACAAAGAGAAGGAGGCGTGAACATGAACGAGAGAGGACGCAGATTTTCGCACCTGTCATGGCACAATCGCTTGAAGATCGACAAGATGCTGAAGGAGGGCTACAAAGCGCAGGAGATCGCGGACGCGCTTCATGTCCACAATTCCACAATCTATCGAGAGATCAAGCGCGGCCTGACTGTCCAGCGGACAACTGAACTGGTTGACCGCGAGGTATACTGCCCCGACACGGCGCAGCGGAAATACGAAGAGAGCAAGAGCGTACACGGGCCGGACCTGAAAATCGGAAACGACCACGAGCTTGCCGCGTACATCGAGGACAAGATCCTCAACGGGCATTTTTCGCCCGCGGCGGCGCTTGCGAAAATCAACGAGGAAGGCAAGATCTTCTCCGTTACCATCAGCGAGTGGACGCTATACCGATACATCGACAAGGGCGTATTCCTGAATATCACGAATAAGGACCTTCCGATGCACGGCGAGCACAAGAAAAACTACAAGAAAGTACACGCCAGCAGGCCGTCGGCGGGCGACAGCATCGAGGATCGACCGGAAGAGATCGACGAGCGCACCACTTTCGGGCATTGGGAGATGGATTGCGTCGTCTCGGCACGCGGGTCCCTCAAGCGCCTGCTGGTGCTGACGGAGCGCCTCACGCGGCGCGAGATCATCATGCTCATGCGAGATGGCAGTACCGCGAGCGTCGTGCGCGCCCTGGATAAGCTGGAGCGGAAGTGCGGCTCGCAGAGGTTCCGCAAGCTCTTCCGGACGATCACCGTGGACAACGGATCGGAGTTCGCAGACTGCGAAAGCATGGAGCGTTCCAGATACGGGAAGCACAGACGAACGCACGTTTATTACTGCCATCCATACACAGCTTGCGAGCGCGGCTCCAACGAGAACGCGAACAGGCTGATTCGCCGCTGGCTTCCGAAGGGGACCTGCTTCGAGAAGCTGACAGACACAAAGGTCCGCGTCATAGAGACGTGGATGAACAGCTATCCGCGCGAGATCCTCGGCTGGAGGAGCGCCGGCAGTCTATTCGACGAGAACCTCAAAAAACTGGCATGAAAAAAATTTTAGGATTTTCTGCATTTCTCTATTGACTTTTCACAGTTCGCTTTTTGAAGGCTGCGGAGACGAGGAAACGGCGCATTTTTTGTCCTGCGTTTG